AGCGGCAGCAGAAGTGAGAGCGGCAGCGGAAGCGACGACGGCGATAGCGGCAGCGGCAGCAGCAGCAGCGGAAGCGATACCGACGACGATACCAACAAGACCTATACTGTAAAAATCACACCTGAAATCGCAAGTTATATTCGGAGTTGGATTCGTAAAACTCCATTCTTGGACGAGTTTGACCTCATCACCGAAATAGATCTTGATAATTATAATCACGCTCCGGGTTCCGCGCTGGTTTTCAATTCAGATTCAGTCGTATTCAACACGAGTAATCAGACAATCGAATCTCTCGGAGATTGGGAATATATTCCGCCCGAACAGCCAGCAAATTCGTCTAAGTCGAAGTCGAAATCAAAGTCTAAGAAGCGTCGTGCCGACGACAGCGATAGCAACAGCGACAGCGACAGCGGTAATGCCCACGGCGAGAAGTCACAATATAAAACAAAGGACGACGACCTCCCCGTAAGCGAGATTGAGAATATTTTGAAGGAAAAATTCGAGGAATACAACAAAACACGCGAATTTGTTATCCATGAATCAAAGAACACGTTTCTATGCCTAAAGATTAACTCGGTCGAAATCGTCAAAGCGTAATGTGGGCGGACGCATCATCATAATAATAATAATAATAATAATATCATTTTTCGGTGAAATGTGATATTATTGTAGTAAGAGTCATTATACATAAATCGTTTCGGGTTCGGCGTCGATGTTGTTTGCGGATTCGGCGGAAACGGCGGCGGTGGCATCGGTGGCATCAGTGTCGGCGGTAGCAGCAGTCGGAATAACCAAGTGTTCCTTACGCAATGTTTCATATTTGTGGTTCAATATCGCATTTTCATATTTCAAACGCTCAATCTCCTTCTTTTGCGCATCAACCTCCATCTGTAAATTCTGAAGAATCTGGACGACCTGCTGATTATTCAACGTGATCGGAGGTTGTCCGTCTTGTTGTAGAACGATGTTGCCACCACCCCCCGCAGCCGCCGCATCTTCCGCCATCTTTGCGCGTTCCTTCTCGAGTTTAAGTGTCTGCGCGATGACATCAGGTTTCATTTCAGGTCGGCCCGGCGCATAATCTTCCAACAATTTCTCCAAATCCGACATATAAAACCTACGAAGCGCATTATCTTTGATGAAATCCATGACTTTCTTCGGTGAATCTCTCACAACATCCGGATTCGCATTCACCAATAGCTTACGTTTATCAAACGTATTATGCTCATGCGAAAACACAAGAATAACTTTCATCGGGTCGAGTTGGACAAAGGGCACTGTATAATCTTTCAAGAACGCACGCTCCTCTGCCAAGCACGCATCATCATTATACCTGTGTTGTTTTATCAACTTGCGCTTGAATGCGAATGTTCCCGCCGTAGCATGGTTCGGTCCATATGGCCCAAAACGTTTCATCTGTTGAATATGTTTGAAATAAATGTAAATCTCGCTAGAACCCGCACATAATGCTTCCGGATGCGAAACCAGCATTTCTACCGCGTGAGAGACACGTTTAGGCGGATAATAGTCGTCGTCATCCATATACACCAAGATTTCACCGCGCGACTTCTCGTGAAGCAAGTTGCGTTTCTTCCCAAGTGTCATTTTGGTCTCGTATTTAAAATACTTAACACGAGGATGCGATGCGATGAGGTCTTCGATTGGGTCAGTCCCGTCATCAATAATAATCCACTCCATGCGGTCTTGTGGATAATCTTGTGCGTTGAAACATGTAATCATCGCATTAATAAATGGGCGACGATTGAATGTGGGTGTACAAACACTGACAAACGGATATTTCTTGAAATACTCGGGGGTCGATTTCTCGATAGTCGCGGCAGCAGCGGCATGAGCAGCCGCCGTTCTATTCTTTCCACCCATGTTATCGTATATATGAATATAATACTTATTATACGATATTATTTATGTTCTTTCTACGCGCCCCAATTTTTTATACTCTTGAAAAATTCCATAATTCCATGCCAGTAATGCGTTAAATATAATAACAGTAACATCAGAATGACGATCGCTGCGACATTTATGTCCAAATATTCGAACGCATAAAACATCAGCGTCAAATTAAAGAAGAAGAATATGATCGGAACATAACGTGAATATAACTCGCGATATTGATCCCAGTGAAGAAGCGGATAAATAAAGAATGTGCCGATGAACTGGATGAGTTGAACAAAATACGAGATTACCGGTAAAACACCAAGCCCGAACCCAGTAAATAATGACCACAATGAACCGCCTATAAATTCATTACGGTTGTCGGTTTGGTTTATAATCATGCCTATAACTGTAGTAAAAAATGGACCACCCATCAACATAAACCCTGCAAACAGCAGAAACACAATTGGCATGAAGATAATAAGCAGCGGGCTCACGACGTCGTATAATTCTGCCGGAATTGCGTGCGAAATCTTCGTGATTTTATCGAATACATAAAGCATCATCGCGCGGTCGGATGAAAACGAAAATATGAATGAATTGTTGATCCATTGCTTAAATCGCACCTTAATGAAATCCCAATTCAGCAGATTTACACTCGTGACGCCTTCATCCGTGCTCTCTTTCACCATATCTACATCTTCTTTGGTGAGGCAGAACCATTTGAATACATATGTGTCTAGGAAGATGGCGGCTTTCAGGAAGATTTTTTTGCCGGTTTCGATTTTAGGGTCGTCGGCGATTCCGCCGAATTTATCGTCGCATTTCGACGCATCACATGATGTATATTCATTCGTATAACAATATGGCCACTCGTGTCGGTCAGTTGGGAATAGTTTATTAAGATTGAGTCCATTATTTCTGATACTCTCTGGTGCTGAAAAGAAGAGTATATTTACACAAATCACCGAAATGATGAGGGTTTCAATAAAAAGCGCCAATACACTTAACCCAAACTCTTTAAGTGCGGCTATATCAAATAACGATTTCGGTTTTGCTTTTTCTTTTTTAGGGGTCGTCGCATCATCCTTCGCATTTTTATCTTTGTCTTTGTCTTCGGTTTCGTCACCGCCGCCGCCTAACATTCCACCGACATTGCTAAATACGCTACTTTCTTCTTCTTGTTCCTCGCCGCCGCCATCGTCTACATTAGTTTCTTCATCATCTGCCATCGTATATGTATTAAGGTTATATATACGATATAAAATTTTTGGCGCGGCTTCACGTTTCACGTCGTTTCATAGCTCCACCGCCGCGATGCGTCGGCTCCGCTATTCCACTCCGCGCCTGAGCCAATACTATGCTACTAAATCCACGAAATAAAGAGACAAGGGATGAAATACATCGTTTCGTCTAACTCCACTCTGTATTTCATCAGCACGGTAATTGGCACAGGCGCGGTGTGGAGTAGCAGAACTGAGCGCATCGCGCGATGTGGAGCTACGGAATCACCGCGCGTACATCAACCCGCAATTCCCCGACACAAACGTCAGAACATTATACCTCTCTTCCAGTATGTGTAAATCATATGAATAAAGATAAATATTGACGTTCGGCTTATTCATACCGATAATCTCTCGTGTATTCGGATTACAAATCACTTTAACTTCAGCCGCAGTGTCCAACGGCGGATATATCGTTGCCATTTCCAGCTCTATCTGATTGAACTTGCTCATATTAATAGCACCACTGGGTTGAAGTTCAAACGGATCGGAATTCAGGCAGAAGTTGTAGCAGTATATACCCGGTTTCGCACTCCCTTTCGTGCGCGTGTATTTTTCGATGTAATTATACACTCCAGCATCCAGTAAATTCTCTCGGTATTTCCCATTCAGAGAGATTCCCATCGTCTGTAAAATATCGCGCTGATTCTCCGATTGAAAGTCGCCTGTAATATGAAGTCCGGTCAGTCGTTTATCCCGCGGATTGATTCCAGGGCCGATCCCATTCTTCGGTCCATTTTTATCGAAGAAGTAGCGATCGTGTGGAAATGTGGGATTGAATGACGTATCACTCGCCGCATTGACAATTTCGTTAAACGCCGAAGGTCGCCAGTCGTCATCAATCGGCGCGGGAATAATATCATATGGCAAATAACTATACGGCCAGTTCGTATAATTGCTCCATTCATTTCGCATATTCACATCGCTCCTCTGGAAGAACATCGTCCATGACGCCACCATTCCCATCGAGTTCTCTATTTTGATTTTTCGATTACCCGTCACATCATTGAACACCCAGTCATAATACGATTTAATGAGGTATTTCTGTTGGTTGGCCGCGAAGACTTTCGATTCTTCATCCGAGAGAAAGCAGTATGTCGCTATCAAATGAACATCGGCGTTCCAATCTGTTCGAAGACTAGGATATGAATTGAGAGATAAATCGATACTTGGCGGTGGGTATAAGAACCGCCACATCTGATGGAGTGGATTCGTAAAGTCTGGCTGAACAACTGGCCAATAATTGCCTGGATCGCCCACATCGCGTATCGTGAATAACTCTTTCACCGGTCGTAGCGTGACATCAATTTGAAGTTGATTATACTGAAGACATACCAGCGGAAATGCCATCTTGGAAGAGAGTGTGAACCATGCGTTGATGGGAATGTATAGTTTTCGCCCACGAATCGACGGTTCTGACCCAGCGATGTTACTCGTGCGATAGGCATTCGGATACTGGTTCAGACGTGCGCCGGAACAGCCTGGATTGTATAACTCCGGCACATGTCCCGTCATTTCATTATATAATTCGCGCTTGGTGGCATCAAGGTCGCGCTCGACAATCGACATCAAATTATTACCGGTGAAACGCTGAAGGGTCATACCACCTACCGAAATCACGATTTCCTTCACCATTTGCGTGCCAAGATTTTCAATCCACCGGTATTCATACGGTGCCCACATATCCTCGACACGTGCGGGAGGGTGAATCGGACTCCAGATCGACGGCAGTGTGACGCAAATATATGTATCCATCAGTAGTTCCGCATATCTTGGTATGTAGAAAGTGAATTTGGACTCTTCAGTCATGCGCAACTTCTTCTGACCGTCGAAATCAACTCTAAACTTTTGAAGACCGAAATTCGTATATTTAAGGTATGTACTTTTGAAAAACGATTTTTTTGGGTTGCCATTTAAAATAACATTTTGGTTGCCTGTAGCGACCAGATTCAATAAACCACCAGTCATTTAGTATTGTATGCGGCGGGGTTGAAATTATGTATTATGTTATGTATTATGTTATATATAACTTTATATAAAAATCTCATATTATATACAACATAATGAAAGAAAACCAAATAGAATTCGTATTCATCGGCGTGATTATAATCGTTTTTGCAATATGGAAGATATCAGAGCTCATTAAAACCCGTTGTTATCAAGCAAAGGCGGCAATACAGGAAGGATTCGAGGCCGACGACCGTGCGAAGAAGGCCAAAGCAGCGGCGGTGGCAGCGGCGACGGCAGAAGCAGAACCCGAACTTATGACCCAATTAAAAGGCCTACTTAAAAATTACAACACCGAAACACCAGTATTATCCACCGAGAATTTTACAGTTGAAACACCCGAAAATGAAATGACGATTAATCAGCGTAAAAAGGCGGCAACCACACTTGATACGTTCAAAACGACGACGCCGACAACGACGGCGACGACTCCCCCGCCCCCTCCAGTAGCTGCACCAACTACGGATAAACCAATCAACGCAGTAAAAGAAGGGTTGGAAAACATGAATGAAGACACAAAAGAGTTCATCGATAAAAACATCACGTCAATTAATCCTGCTGATAGTCAAAGTAAATTCAAGTTGCGCGATTATTATATTAAATCCGCATATAACGCATTCAATCCGGATAAATTCAAGAATTCAAACGTCAGCATGGACGCTCTATTATATGTCATCGCGCGCGGTTGTCGGTTTATCGACTTTGAGGTGTTTTCCGTAGATAACCAGCCCGTCATCGCGTCATCATCCGTGAATTCATTCAATTATAAGGAAACGTTTAATCATATTCCAGTAAGCGACGCATTCGAGGTATTGGGTAGTTACGTGTTTTCAGGATCGAAGTGCCCGAATCCAGGCGACCCCTTTATTATCCATATGCGCATCATGTCGCGAAATGTCACGATGTATGATAATCTGGCGAAGATAATCTCTCAGAGTAAAACGATGGCTCGAAACCTCTTGGGGCCAAAGTATGGGCGCGAGTTCCAGACGAAGGATTTAGGGAATGAAAACCTATTAGACTTCAAGGGGAAAATCATACTCATGGTGGATGGAACTAATGAGATTTACCGAAAGACCAAATTGTTAGAGTTGATTAATATGAGTTCAAATTCGTTGTTTCTCTCGAAATACACGTATTTTGGTGTTAAGAATATCGCCGATCCTCAAACATTTAAGGACGCAAATAAGAAGAATATGTGTCTTGTCATTCCAGATAAAGCAGGCAGGCCAATCAATGAGGGACATAATGGTCCATACACGTGGGGGTGTCAAATCGCGGCGATGTGTTTTCAGGAAGAGGTGCGTGATGAGAAACTTAAAGCATATGAAGATAAGTTTGCGTCGGTTGGGTATGCGTTCATTTTGAAACCGGAGGATTTGCGGTATGTTCCCATTACGATTGCTCCGCCAGCGCCCCCCAACCCGAAGTCATCGATGGAGGCTCGACCCGTGGAGGCGGCGGGTGGTGTCAAGTTTGACTTATAATGTAATTTGCTACGTTCGTTTCGCCAAACCGCAAGGGTTAGGCTCCACTCACTCCGCAAATTACCCCGTCATTATAATTCGCAATATTGGGGTGGTTGATAATAAGGGTTAGGCTCCACTCACTCCGCAAATTACCCCAGTCATTATAGTTCGCCATATTGGGGTGGTTGATAATGATCCACTCAACAATATAGCATTTACGCATTTGAGTTGGGTGTTCGCAGCGAATACCGCAAGGGTTAGGCTCCACTCACTCCGCAAATTAC